ATCCTCATAGAAGATACGTGCTAGTGGAGGACGTGATGCGTACTCCAATACAAACATATTGGACGGGTACTCCATATTGAATTTGTTGTACAGGTGGAACGCACCCTTAGAACCCCTACCGTCTACCGTAGCATCAAGATCATAGCTATCCACCCCTCCAACGCCTAGCCAGTCATTGCCGGGAGATTTCTTACCACGCTCTACAGTTATCTTATTCCTAAGATTGTCTGGCGGCATCCACGTTACCCTGAACCTACCGTTCACATCAGGCTTGAACATTACGGCACTGTCCTGCTTTCCTCCCGCCCAAACAAAGTTTCCTTTCACTACAGGGTTTGGATACAGATCTTGATTGTATTCTATCTGCTCGTAGATCTTTGCTATGTTGAATAGGCTAGACTTAGTAGAATCTCTAAATGCTTCCTCAGCTGTAAATGGGAACTGTCGGATGGTTTCATTCAGTTCGTTGCTGTCTCCAGATAAGCCTTTTCGCTCATTCTTTAGATAGGTCTTTGCACCTATAGTAATCTCTTCATCGTCGATACCCATCACAGGCTGTTCAGGGTTCTCCACTACTGGGTTTCCGTACCTGTCGAAGAAGCCCTCCAAGGCTTCGTAGGCTGGTATAAAAATCCTATATAGCATACTCTTTGTCCTGCCGTTGGAGTTCCTATCGTTGGGGTTTGACATATCCCACAGGTCACGGTAGTTCCTACCGCCTTTATCCAGTGGGTTTACCGTTGATCCTATAATCGCTTTACCTACAAACTTACGCCCCACCATAAGACAGGTACGCTGTATGCGCCAGACTTCAAGTATGTCTTCAGGCTTCTCAAACTTACCGCCCTCATCGATAAACAACAGCTTAAGCTTCTCACCATCGTATGCGTTGGATGTGGTGTTTCTCCAATTGATAACTGTGTTTAGTGCCTGACCCTTGCTAGCTGTTTTGTTGTTTTTGGTGATACGTTTTGAAGGCTCACGAAACGCCAGCTCTTGACGGGGGTTGGTAGTACCGTCTTGTATAGGTTTAAAGAAGAACGGGTAATGTCTGTACATACCCACCACCTTCTTCATAAAGATATTCTCCTGAGCGTCCTTACCTGTCTTAGACATAATACCTACAGTGACATCGTAGGTTGATGTACCTACATCATCCACCTTACTGGCGGCAACGTTGGTATACCCTGAACGTCTACACTTGGTGTACAGCTGACCGGCACACCTAGGGTCTACAAAGCACGCCTCCATATGATAATTGATATCTGCTTGAAACTTCAGGTAGTACCCGTAGAAGCTAGCATCTATCTTAGACCACTGCAGCATCATATAGTGTGCTCCAGTTATGTATGTGGGCTCTCCATTGTTGTANAACCATAACCCCTTGTTTCGTCTTTCAAACTCCTGCTTGATGTAGGGTTCGTACTTAGCTTTAAACTCTTTAGGCATATCGTACCACTCATCCATACTACGGATACGAGACAGCTCGGTAGGCATTTCCTGCCTTACCCATCGCTGCTCTTCCTTGGGTTTGTCGTGGTAGAGTATATTCTTCTTACTGGGGGCTTTAGGCAGCTGTATGAAAAGATCTGCGATCTCAACAATATTGCCCTCTGTATCGTCCGGACATATGTTGATGACCATCTCTTCGTACCCCTCTATCTGTTTAAGACCTGCCATTTATTTTTTATTTCGTAACTTTACATTAAATTAACACTAGAACTATGAAAAAACTATTAGTATTCTTAGTTGCTATGTTGTTATCAGCTTGCGGTTCAACGAACTACATCGCAGACACACACAATACTTGTGGGCATATAGATTGCGATATTATAGCTGTTCATCATCATATGTACTAACGCTTAGCGTATTGTTCTGCTAGACCTCCAGAGAAGTCTCTAGCCTCTTCAATGCCTCCCGTTTCCTTGAGCTCCTTGATCATTGTCTCGAGCTTCTGGTATTCGGTAATCAACTCCTTAGCATCTAGGGCTGACTCCTTTATGCTTTTGAGTTCTGCCCTGCGACCCGAGCCTCCAAGCTCCGGGTCAACAGGTTTTTTAATCTCCTCGGTAATGTTACGTATCGCCTCAGCCATAGCCTCTAGCAGGTCTTCACCGGCACGTACACTACTGAATATCTTCTTGCGTCCCATCAGAATCCTGTAGCGTAGATATGATCCATATGCACACGGTACACCTTCTGACCGTCTATCTCCATCTCGTAGTCGGCGTTCTTCATAATCATCACCTTGTCTCCCTTCTTGAGTCCTAGCTCTTGAACCCTCGGTGAGTCGTACAGAACGTATCCGTATTGGTTGTATTCTGGCTCCTTGATAGAAACCACAATGCCAGAATCTGTAGTCTCTTCTAGCTCCTGCTCCTCAGGTTTTAAGAATATCCAATCCGATATAAGCTCTATGTCTCCTGTATCCTGACACTTAAAAGCGTAGGCTTGAGAGGCGTGTCCGTTGTTTGCGTCGAACCGTACAAAGTAGATGTCGTCCTGAACCGTCTGACCGTTACCGTTTCCTGAGATTACTACGTGGTGGTGGAAGAATAATGTATCCCCAATCTTCACTCGGGTCTTGTACTTTTCTGGAACAGCTACCACCTCACCTTCCATCTTCCTGTTTTTGAACTCTTCCCATTTAGGGTCTAGATACAGCTTCGTATCTCCTAGCTGTATTTCGTCATTGAACGCCTTTGGTAGGCGTACAAAGAAGTCGTATATACTACGCATATGAATTGAATTTAGTTAAAAGTCTAGATCGTACTCAATAAGTACGGGAACGTTTTCCACGCTCTTCCATAGCATCACCCCGTCTTCCGGGTGCTTGATGTATACTAGGTATCTTTTCTCTTTGAACTTGTGGAGGTACGCTTCGTCTAACACGATAGCGTCCACCTTGGATTCTCCAGCCTTCTGACCCACATAGTAAGCCATAGCTTTTAGGGGGTCAACCCCTATGATGATTTTACGTATCATTTTATTTTAATTTAAGTCACCGTTACCCATACGGTTGATCCAGTAATTGATATTACTCGGGTTGTCTTCTTGTTCTATTCGGTACGATTCTTCCACGTAGGAGAGAAGGTCTTCCAACTCTTCTTCATCTTCTACAGAGATTGAAGATAGCAGGTTCATTTTTACTGTTACCCCTTCTTCGTCTGGGAGGATGCTTTTCTCCTCCATATCTAAAAAACCTACAGCCATAGCTATAAGAACTTCGTCTTCTAGTTCGTACTTCTTTACTGTTTCGTTGATCGTAAGCATCAGCTCTTGAATCTCACGAATGCAGTCTTTATGACTGTCTTTCATAGGTATTGTATTTAATTAAGCTATTCGTTCAACCTCGAGTATACTTCCTTGAGCGATTGTACAAGATCCAGAGCTCACAGAAACATTTACTTCTATATTGTTATCTGTTGTTGAAAGTAAACCAGACCAGAAAAAAGAAACCATAGATTGAGTAATATTAGTGCCTTTATCTCTAGTCGCTTCAGCTATTGTGGTTGCTCCTGATTTTATGTTTGTAGTTAATACTGTTCCGTTGGCAATAGTTTTAACATATAAGCTAATAGATATCCTGTAAATACCTTCTGTGAGAATTCTAACATCTGTAAAAGTGTTATTAAGAGGTAGTTCGTTCTTATCATCTTGATTGAATGAAGCTGTTGCTGATGTGTTATCCACTGCAGCATATGTCAATTTTGCTGAGATTCGGTTTTCATCATTAGAGTCTAGAAGTGTGTCCGATGCTACACGAGCAATGATTCTAGGAAATTGTTTAAAAGCTGTAGTGGCTAGATCTCTTTGCACCGGGTTTCCACTACTATCTATAAGAATTGCTGCTGTTTCAGTTGTGCCCGTAGACGGTGAAATTGGTGTAACAGCTAAAGAGGATAACTCTCTCTTTACCGTTTTTGGCGGGGTAGAGTTGTCAAGTAGTAGTGCTGTTGTTTCTGAGTTATCTGTCGTTGGCGCTGCAGTAAACTTAAGGTCACCATCAATCTCTACAGTGTTTTCAGATAGTTTTAATGCGGACTCCCTAGCTAATCCGTCTTCTACAGTTTTAGCAGTTGAGTTAATACCTCCGTCTACTTGTAGCAGGTTTCCAAACTTCTCTTTTATTTTTTGTCCTGAGAGCGTTGCCATAATAAATCTTAATTTTGTACAAAGATATTAAATTCAACGTTATG